CCTTTCAAGCAGGGTATGTTCAACAAGAAATAGAAAAGGCAAAAGCAAATGGGGAAAGTATCTCCAATGAAGTAGCTGCTCAACGTGCAATAGAAACTTATTCAGCCTTTCAAGTAGCTGCTAATGCTGGTACACTCCAAGGTAACATAGACTGGAACACTGGTTACGATCAGAACATTAAAACACTGGATAGCTTTACAGCTACAGTAGGTGCAGCCCTACGAGTTGAACAAGCTGGTGGTAACTTCGATATTAGAAGCCTTCAGCAAATGCGAGATGCCTTTGTTTTGCTTAAGTCTCAACCAGCCTTCCAGAAACCAGCTGGTCAAGAGGCTCAGGAAAGATGGGAGATCATGAAGGGTCGATTGGATGCAATTGATGCAACCTTTACGGCCTTACAGGATTACGATAAGAAAGGAGCAACGGAAGCTGCTACTACTTTCATGGCTCAGATCGCTTTGAAAGACGGGATGTCTCCTTTGGCGGGAGCAGTCATGAATGACCCTCTTCTCACCGCACAATTGCTTGCGGGGGCTACACTTGACCTAAAGGAAGCTATTGCTTCTGATTACAAACCGGAGACAGTAGACTACAAAGCCTTAAACCCAGACCCAGTTGTTCTTGAGTTGATGGGTGTAGCCCCTAGTGGTGCTGCATTATCTGGTGACGGTACAACACCAACTGTACCCCCACTTGATGTTATCTTCCCTCCAGAAGTAGCCGATGCTTTTACAGAAAGAAATCTGGTAAGACGGGCAAAGAGCATGTCATACCACAGTGGGGTCATCTCTTCCATGCCCAAGTCTGGGCTAACAACTCCTGATGCAGTTAATGCTTATGCCTCTAGTGTGACATCTTTATCGTATGCCCTCACTCAGAACGAACAACAGTCTACTAGGTACATGGATAGCCTGTTTTCTAATACAAATCTAAACAGCCTTGCCGCCCTTGAGGCAGCTGGTGGCGAGAGTGGACGTATCGCAGCTAACCTGAGAGCACAGATGGGTGCAGCACTGCAACATAACCAAGCCTTAGTGGGCCGTATCGCAGCTGGTAAGACACAGACAATCCCTAACATTGGTATTGACTCTGAGAAGGGTACATTTACTTTACTTGATAGCACTGATCCACAGATGCAAAAGATTGCAGCTGTAGTATCACGTTACTATGGTGGAGATTTTGAGGCTTTGTGGAAAGAAGGTGCATCTGCACGGACACTCCTTAAAAATCGTCTAGCTAGTGCTGGTGAAATAGAGTTTGATACGCCGTCATACAATGACTTTGAGGCTGCTACTGAAATCTTAAACAGTTCCTTTTGGAGAGGTATGGCTGCTAAGTATAGTACCGTTGCAGGTATCCCCGCACGATTGAAGTTCTTTAAAGATCAAGCTAAGAAATTAAAGGTAGACATTGGTACTGGTCCCTCAGAACCTGCGTCTGTAACGGAGGAAACGAGTGAAACAGGTGTCCCATCAGGTACAAAAGAAAGCCCACTTCTTCCTCAGAATGCAGAAGCGTTTGCTTTGGTTAGTGAAGGTGAGTACTATATTGATCCTGCCGATGGCTTGCTGTACGTTAAATAAGGAATTAACTAATATGCCTAAAAGTTCATGGAATACTGGTACATTGGTTACTCAAGAAACCTCTGAGGCTAGTCTTACTTCAGAATCAACAACCCAACAAACCTTAGAGGCTGTAGAAGCTAAGGGATACGACACCCTGTATGGTAACTTTGAGTCTAAGGACACCCCTTTCAAAGGTTACTCCGTGTCACAACAGACAGTAGGGGATTTAATAAACTTTTCCGAACCATCTGGGGTTTATGCTAGTTACGTTAAGCCACGATTAGGTAAGCAAACAGAGGCTTACAAGAAAGGTCTTACTTCAACACCTATGGGTAAGTACCAGATCGTTGGTTCTACCCTTAGGGACTTAGTTAATCGTATGGGTTTACCTAAAGATACTGTCTTTAACAAGGCTACACAGGATTCAATGTTTCTTTTCTTAGCTAAAGAGAACATAGCTAAAGGTAAGACACCTTCTCAGAAGAGAGCTAACTTACGCAGTATCTGGGAAGGTTTCCGTAAGGTAGACGATGCTACCCTAGATGCCCTTATAGCAGAGGTAGGTAACTGATGGCTAAAAGTTCATGGAATACTGGTAAGAGAGTAGTCGAAGACACTTCTAGTGCTGTCAATAGTGTTGTAGAAGCGGGTACTCAGGTAGCTAAGACGGGTGGCAGTATCTGGCAGTCTGTAGTAGACGGTGCCGCAGAAGCATTAGAGAAGGGTGTGGACTACATATCAGATATTACCCCTAAGGTAGTAGAGGCTGTTGGAGAGATGCAGTCTCCTCTTGATGTAGTAACGGAGGGGCTGTCAAGTGCAGGGGAAAGCCTTTCTAACTTAGGTACAAGTGAGTTTAGGTTTTTTACTGGTAACTATTTCAAACCCGGTCAAACCGCCACTGAGAAAGACTTGAATGAAACTGACCTTAACACCTTGGTATCTGCGGTACGGAAGGCTAAGGCAGAAGGAAGGTCTCAAGTAGACTACAAAGACTTTTCAGAAGAGGAAGGAACAGTCCTTAAAGGGAGTATGTTAGCAGGTTTATTCGATCCAGCCTTACGAATGGCCCGTACCGTGGGGGGCTTTAAGTTCTCTGAAGACGAGCAAGGTAATACTATTATCAGAAATACCTACAACTTCAATGAAGGGAAGAAACGTAAAGCCTATGTAGAGGCTATAAATTCTGGAGAGGATGACGTTGCTTACGACATTCTTATCAACTCACTAGAAAATCCTGTAGAGGCTGCTAGTATCTTAGCATATGCTAAACAGCAGAAACTTAAAGACGAGGGTAAACCTCATGAAACAGAAATGATAATCAACTTAGGGAAAGTGTAATGTTTGGACTTCCCTTAGAACTAATCACAATGCTTTTCTCTACGATCCTTGGTGGTGTCATGTCCATCTGGGGTCAGAGCAACAAGAACAAAGCAGAACAACAAGCAATGCTTATAGGAGCAACTAACACAGCCAGAGAGTACGGATCAAAAGACAAACACTTCGCATGGACACGAAGGATCATAGCACTCTCAGCTGTAATGGCAATCATCGTACTACCTAAGCTCGTAGCTGTGTGGTATCCAGAAGTACCCGTGTTTGTAGGGTACACAGAAGTACAAGGAGGTTTCTGGAACTTCCTGTTCGGACCTGACAAGCAGATTGTATGGCAGTCAGCCCAAGGGTTCGTTATCACACCGCTGGATACACACATTGTATCAGCTATTGTTGGACTATATTTCGGTGCGGGGTTTGCTAAGTAAAATGAAAGATAAAAGTATATCAGTTACATTTCTTGTGGGTATCTTGTTTCAGACGGGTGCCTTGGTGTGGTATGTGTCTAGCCTAGCTAGTGCTATTGACCTGAATGCTCGTGACATTGGTAGACATGAGGCTAGAATCACCAACTTAACAACTATCATCCAGTCTCAGGCAGTTACCTTAGGACGTATGGATGAAAATATAAAATCCATTCGTGAAATGATGGAATCAAGTAGGGGTTCTGATTAGTGGACCCTCTTACTTGCATAGCTGCTGCCAGCACAGCCTACAAGGCCATCAAGAAAGGCTTTGAGGTAGGCAAGGAAATATCCTCTATGGGTAGCCAGCTACAGCAATGGTCTAAGGCTATCTCTGACTTAGATTATGCCCATGAGAAGGCATCTAAACCACCTATGTACAAGATGTTTTCTGACACACAGAGTCAGGCGTTAGAGGCGTGGTCGTGTAAGAAACAAGCACAAGAGATGCGAGAGGAACTGAGAAGCTATATCAGTTTCGTACATGGGCCATCAGCATGGGATGAAATAGTGAGAACAGAAGCTAAGATGCGTAAGCAACAAAGAGAACAAGTGTACAAGAAACAAGAGTTCATAGATAACTGTATAAACTGGGGTGTAGGTATAACTGTAGCTCTGGCTGGTATGGCAGGTTTAGCTTTCGTCATATACTTGTTAGGTAAATCACAAGGAAAATGGTAGATGGCTAAGAAAGACCCAAGACTAGAACGAGCAGGTGTATCAGGTTACAATAAGCCTAAGGCTACACCTAGCCATAAGACTAAATCTCATGTTGTTGTTGCTAAAGAGGGTGACAAGATTAAGACTATCCGCTTTGGGCAGAAGGGTGTCAAGGGTAGTCCTGATGGGACAGCTAGGAACAAAGCCTTCAAGGCTCGTCATGCTAAGAACATTGCCAAGGGTAAGATGTCAGCTGCCTATTGGGCTAACAAGGTGAAGTGGTAATGTGGTTAGCTGTTGTCATGGCTTGTCAGACCTTAGAGGCTTCATCTTGTATTGTTATGGGTAACGAGAAGAACCTATGGTACACACGTTTAGAGTGTGAGCAGGATGCAGTTAACATGGCTGCTACCCTCATAAGTAATGGTATCTATGCTAAACCAAATTGTTTTAAAGTAGGGGAGAGTGCCTAATGCCTGTGATGAAGTGCAAAGGCGGATGGAAATGGGGTAAGTCTGGTAAATGCTACCCAACGAAGGCCCAAGCTAAGAAGCAAGGGAAGGCCATAAAAGCCTCAGGCTATAAAGGTAAGTAAAATTATTAAATGAGTAAGCCCCAAGGAGAAATCCAAGGGGCTTTACTTTTGTTATAGATTCTCTTTCATGAAGACCTTGACCCACTGAGCACATATGTCACTCCTGACAATATCCTCTACGCCAAACTCAATGATAGGCACAGGTAGCATATGTTTCTTAGCTAGGTGTATGACCTTTGAGAGGCCATCAGCCTCCTTCAGGTCGGACTGTTGGACATCTCCGTTAAGAACGATAGTTGAACCCTCCCCCACCCGTGTGAGCAACATTTTTAACTCATGAGTGGTGATGTTCTGTGTCTCGTCCACGATTATGAAGGCATTATCGAAGCTACGCCCACGCATAAGTGCAAGAGGTGCCATCTCAATGTTACCATTCTTGATCCCTGTCTCCACTGTTCCTTTACCAAGGTGCTTCTCCAATACGTCTAATACAGGCAAGGCCCAAGGCATAGTCTTCTCTGTAAGGTCACCCTTAAGAAAGCCTAGCTCCTTACCTACGGCTACATGAGGACGAGTAATGACTATTCGATCAATCGCTTTAGTCGTATATAAATCCGATGCCACCGTTGCCGTAACGTAAGTCTTACCCGTTCCAGCTGGACCAAGAACAAATACTTGAGATGAAGATGAAAGGGCATCAATGAACTCCTTTTGTTTATCTGTTCGAGGAACTAACCCCGATGTTTTCTTAGAACTAGCCCCCTTGTAGTTTGTTTTACGCCGTGTCTTGGAAGGCTTTGTAAGGGGTTCTACATTGTTCATAGTTTAATTAACTCCGCTTCAGTGTAAGGGATGTGGAAGAACTTCTCACCCTTCTGGATGTATCTGCCCTTAGCTTCTTTCAAACTCTCTCTTGTTAGCAGGGTATCCTTAATCCGCCATGCCTGTTTGAAGTCAGGACGAAAGATGTAAAAGTTAAGGACACCGTTGATGCCTTCGTGTTTGTCTAGCAGTCGTTGTTTGCGTTCAGGGATACGGATGTCTGTCCAGTGTGTAGGCCAGTCCTCCTTCCACGCAGTCTTAACCTCTACCTCATTGTAGTAGGTGTAGTCACCCTTCTGAGATACTACATCAACATTGTAGTTCTCTTCGTTGTTAACTATGGTGTGACCCTTACTCTCTAAGTGAAACACCAAGGCGTTACGGGCCGGGGCATCGTATGCTTCATACAAAGCACGATTGAAAGTCTTTCTTACAGCACTCATTCTAACGCACCTTCCTTAACCCCGATCAAGTTCTTTAACTCAGAGTACCCTCCAATGTATGTCCCATCCGATGAAAAGATCTGAGGTACTGTCTTACGTCCTGCTTGCTTTAACAAGGTAAGCACCCACTTAGAGCTAGGGCTTTGTACGTTATACTCTGTGTAGCCTTGCCCCTCTCCTTTCAACAGGGCTTTGGCTGAGTCACAGAAGTTACATTGGTCACGAGTGATGATGGTGTACATTGTTATTCCTTATACTAGGTCTACGATTTCACATGAGTCACCAGAGCAAGCCAGTGTCTGACTACCTGCGGTGTTGTCTTCTTGTTCATAGTCCGACAGGCTTGACCAGTCAATAGCTTTAGGCATGGTAGCCAAAAGAGTTTCATAGTCTGACTTATCACACTCTTGATACGGTGCCTGTTGGTAAGTGTGTTCATTAAACGGTAGGAAGGATACCCCTGACATTTCATCGAAGTGCTTATAAACGAAAGCACCTACCTCAAACCACTCGTCATTCTTGACGTTGATAGTCACCGATGGTTTATGCTCACACCATGACCGTTGATAAGCTAACCACATCTCCAGCTGCTCAATGGCTGTCATGTCTGAGGTTGTCACCGCACCAGCTGGAGCCTTCATAGGGAAACTAAACACTGTAGTAGCATCTGGTTTCATTACGTCTGGCTCGTTAGGAATGCCTTGGTCCTTCATGAACTGTGTCAAGGGGTCTTTGTTGTCTCCTCTGACGGTTCGGATGTAGTAATCACTGTGTCTGGCGTGAATCCCAGAGGCTGAGTCAACGAGTTGGCTGACTGTTCCCGATGGCTTAACACAGCTAATAGCAGTAGCAACAGGAATGCCAAGGCGGCTAGCCCACTCAGCGTTAGTTTCAACGGCAATCCATTTAAGATGTTCAAGGGTCTTCTCCAATCCTGCGTTTTTAGTTGTCATTAGTGGGTTGTCCATGATCCCTGTCATTGAGACACCCAGTAGTCGTTCTTCTTCTGTGTTCTTCTGCCATATCTTACGGAGATAAGGGAACTTTGTAAAGGAAGATTGTATCGTACCAAGGATGGTAGCCATACGAACCTTCTTCTCTAGGTCTTCAATACTATCTGTTGCCCGTACTACGCACTCCGTTAGGTTGCAAAACTGATTTGGGCGCAAGATGATTTCCGAACACGGGTTGGTCCCAAAGTCATAGTCAGCATCACGGCGTCCATTCTTAGCTGCCTGTACCTTAGAAGCTTGACGGTTAAAGATACCACGTTCACCTGAGCCTGACTCAACCAATGCCATCCACTCACGCATGAACGATAGGCTGTCTGGTTTCTCCGTGTAGGATACAGAGTTGTTAGCCAAGGCACGTTGAGGGTTGTTCTCCCACCATGCACCCGACTTAGCATGGCGCATACGATCATCACTCAGGTTAGACAGAGAGATCATAGCACTGCGGCGTACACCACCAACTACCACTACCTCACCGATCTTACACATGATGTCGTGACACTCAAGAGAAGACAGCTTACGGCCTTGTGCTTCCTTAAAGGTACGGATAGTAAAGTTAAACAGATCAACCAAGGGTGCAGGACCAGAGGCACGCCCACCAAAGGTCTTGAGTTTAGCACCAGCTGGACGAACCTTAGACACATCCCACTGAGCAATCTCACCACTATAAAGGAGTGCAATCAATTGACGGAACCCCTTAGCCCAACCTTCCTTGCTGTCCTTAACGACAATGATCGACTCACTCTCGAACAACTCAGGCACTTCTGGGAGCTTACTGATGAATTGTCTCTCGACACTGAACCCGACACCAGTACCACAGAGGAGGATAAACATAGCCTCATCGAAGGACTTAAGGTCATCTACGGGTAGGTATGAACAGTTATACCCTGCCGTGTTGTCCCGTGCCAAAGCAGGACCAGCAGTCATCAAGGCTCGCATAGAAGGCATTACATCAAGAGACAGGATGGCCTGTTCAATATCCTTAGTGTAACTATCCTTACCAATCTTAGGATAAACGAGGTTATCCATGTAACGTGATACTGTTTCACCCCATGTCTCACGGCGTCCCTCTTCCTCAAGCCAACGAGCATACCGTGACTTGTGGATGAATGACTGATAGTCTGTGGGTAGTTGGTTGCTGCTCATTCGCCTCGTCCTCGCATAGTTTTGTCTTCTTCTAACCAGACCATCCGGTCAATGTCACCACGGTTAAGACCGATATCTTTAAGCTGTCTGTCTGAGAGTGTGTTAAGATGTTTAATAGCCTGACGATGTTCTGACCACAACACTGAGTACCTCAAGAACCTCACGAATATATTGTTTACCCATTTCTGTTTCATCTGTTATCTCCTGACCCCTTAATCATACCACGGTTAGCACGATCATTCAACTTGTCCATGTTTGTTTGCATCACTTCATTGAGATTACTGTAGAAGTAATTTGATAGTGCTGTAACATAGAATACCACATCACCTAACTCTTTGATGAGTTCCTTTTGGTTGATCTTGGTGTTGTCTCTGCGATACTTCTTAATCTTCTCAGCTACCTCACCAGCCTCGCCTACCAAACCTAGGATGTTCTCCACCAGTCTTTCATCACCCTCTGTTATGATCTTATCCTCTACCCAATACGAGTAGTCCATTGGTGTAACGTCTATGATCTTGAAGGCATCAATGTCTTCCTGTGTAATCATTCGTAGTCCTCTATCTTTGTTGTAAACCCGTGGTCAATATCTGACAAAGAACTTAGGTTGTCAACTATTTCATCTGCGAAAGCCTGTATAAACATGTAAGGTGTAATGCCACAGGCGTCTGCTATCTCTTCAATACTAAACCTTTCAGTAATCCGAGTAGTCAAATCCTCATTCATTTAACCATTCCTCTGGTATCTCCTTGTCTGCGTAAAGGAACCCGTGCTTGTCACACCAGTCACCGTATGAAGACTTAGCACCCTTGTATAACTTGGCACGACTGTTACTAAAGACGAACCTGATGTCATGTTCCGTCCCGTATTGTCGTTTAATTTCAAGGTGTTTACGTCTGTCTGCTGCTGTGAAGCGGCCCTTAGTTTCTACTATGATGCCGTTGTGAAGAACAAAGTCAGGTGTGTAAGTCCTGATCTTAAAGTCTTCCCACTTGATCTTGGTCTCTTCGTAGGTGTACTTTACTTTCTTTTTCTTTAACATCTTAGCTGTTTGTTCCTCAAGGCCAGACCTATACCCAGCCTTGAGTGCTCTTTGTCTTGTGGTTAACTTCCTAGCCAATGTCTATCTCCGCAACCCTTGGTTCCTTCACCACCTTGGTGAGGTATAGGGGAAACGGCATAGCTGCATACTTGTAACCCTTGAGACCTTGACCATCGTTAGCATCTTTCCAACACTCCTTCTTGAAGTCACAGAAGACGCAGCCAATAGCCAGCTTCTCATTACCTGTCTTGTAGTCAAACTCAACCTCGTAGCACCGTTCAGGTGGTGTGTCAGAGGCTAAGACTTCTTTCAATTCAGTGACACGTTCTTGTGTGTCGGGCAGTAAGTCACTAGATGGCTGGTAAAGAACGAGTGAACCATCCACCTTATTCATAGCCCAGAAAGCTACACCCTTGTTATCAGGGACAGCCTCACTGTAGGCAGAGATTTGCTGCATGTATCCAAATGGATCATCAACAGCTAGGCTTGCCTGAGAAAACTTCTTGAAGGCAGAAGGGGAAGCAGACTTTACATCGACTACATGACCATCAATCACTGCGTCCATGTGTCCTGTAATTCCTGCAACCTTTACCTTGTGTTGCTCATTTGTCACACTGTGACCAGAAAGTTTAGCTAACGTAAGAAGTATCTCTTCGATGATGTCCCCGTACAGAAACTTGAGTAGCTTGTCACCAGTCATAACCTCACGGCTGTGTCCCTTACTGTCATACCATAGTTGACGAGAAGGTTTACCGATTGCTGATAGACGTAGTGTTGCTCCCTTTTCTGTACGGGGTTTCAAACGAGAACGGAGTAAGTCTTTGAGACTGTCCCCAAAGGTATCAATAACCTTCTCGCTTTCTTCTGTTGATGTGTAACCATCGGTCAACACAGCATAGACATCTTCGATTAGGGTATCAATACCTTTAGGTTGGTCTGTCATGTTATCTCCTTACTCGAATGCAATTTCCATCTCTTCTGATGGTGCAGCCTCTACAGCTGCGTTAGTCTGGACGTTAGACTTGATGACTGCTGATGGTGCATCGTAGTCCACTAGCTCCATGACCTGACAGAAATCAAAGAACATCTCCTTGGTTTCTTGTTTCATGTCTGAGAGATGACCCAGCTTAATGATGTTACCGTACTGGCTGTTACCGATAGACACAAACATGTTTACCTTTGAACCATTACCGATCAAGTCCTCAGTAGGGTTACCGTTGCTGTCGTAGACCTCACCGTAACGTGTCCAACCACCCCGTGTCTTCTCGTCAAGACCGATCTGAATGAACCTAGCACCATCGAATGTGCTGTCCTTACCTTCCTTTACTTTCTTGTTGAGTTTGAAGTCAGTCATAAGACGTTCAAGCTGATCGTTCATCTTGATTGCGACTGTGTACTCCATCTCTTCTGACATATACTTGTTGGCTGGCTCCTGCAATTTAGCCCAGCTAACTTCAACATCTTTGAGTACGATTTTCTTATCTGCCATGTAATTTCCTTTCTGGCGTTGGTCTGTTTGATTATAATACACTGAGTAGAGCACCATGTCAATGGGTTTCTAACCAGTTCTTACCTATTTTTGCCTCACCATCCATAGGACAGTTTAGCTTGAAGAACTTACCAGCATCAACAATAGACTGGACCTGTATCTCTCCTAGTCTGTGAGCTTGGTGTTCGTCAACTTCTGTTTGCCATTCGTCATGAACCCATGCACATTGCTTAAAGTTAATCCCTTCCTTCTTGGCTTGGCGTTGCCAGAACAGATTAGCTAGGCGCATGATGACTGTCTCCCCTCCCTGTAGGTAAACAGAGAGAGCAAGATGCTCACTGCCAATGGATAGAATACGTCCGTCAAGACCCTTCATCCAACCCATACTAGCAGCACGAGATGCCTCACTCTTTAGTCGCTTGAGTGTGGGCAGTGCCTCATAAAAGTTTTGCATAGACTTGTTAGCTTGTGCCCCGTTGCACCCAAGTATCTCTGCAATCTTACCTACCCCTGCCCCTAGCAGGAAGGCGTAGATAAATGTCTTAGCTGTGGGCCTGTCCTTACAGAACCTGCCCAGCGCATTCATGTTGAATGTGTGGATGTCACCATCAATCACCTGCTCTGTATATACAGGATCGTTCATGTAGTGTGCGAGTACACGCAGCTGGATACCTGCGGCATCTGTACCTACCAACAACTTACCCTCTGGCACCTTGAACACCTGCCGACACTCAGCTGCATACATACCATCCATCTTCCACAGGATACCATCCTTACCGTGAGGTACAGAGGGGATGTTAGCCATGTTGGGACCACGATGAGCAGCCCTGTGTGTGACAGCACCGGGGGTGATGACTGTACCGTGTACCCTACCATCATCCTGTGAGCCTTGTAGCCACTCAGAGGCGAGCTTCCAACGTGTTTCTAGTACCTTCCATGCCTTGAGACCCTTAACTGCCTGAGGTGCAGTGTCAGGTATCGTTGCTAAATTTTCTGGGCAAATTTTATAGGACTCCCCAGACTTTGTTTTAACTGTTGGCTTCCAGCCCAGCTTATCAAGTCGCTTGTTGATCTGTGTAGGTGATGCAAGATTGAACTCCTCCCACATGATCTTGGTGTAGTCACCCTGCACATTGCAACCCTCAAGCAACTGGTTGGCAAAGATGGAGCCATCCTTCTTGTGTTTTAAGACAACTTCCTTGACGGGTACTGCGATAGGAACCATAAACTCCTTGATGTCAGCCTCAATACGATTAGTCTCAGCAAGGCATGTCGTATAGATTTCTTCTGCTAGATCAGTGTCAAGCTCAAATCCGTTAACCTCTTGCTCACACATGATGGCATGGATTTGATGCTCAAGGTTGATAGAGGACTGACTAAACTTAGCACCTTCCTTCAGTAGTTCCTTGTAGGTAAGCTCAGTAACCTTAACGTCCTGCTTGCAGTACGCTTTCATTTCTTCTGAATACTGAGACCAGTCGTTGAACTCACCTTTGTATTCATCAAGACGTTTCCCCCAAGACTCAAGGCTATGTCCACCCTTACGGGTAGGATCAAACAGGCGAGACAGCACAAGAGTGTCAACTGTTTTAGACAGTGGGATTTTGTAACCCCATAACTTCTCTACTACCTTGTTGTCAAACCCTACTCCGTTGTGAGCAATCCACTTTGTTACCTTGGGTGCAAATTTAGCAAAGGCTTTGGGACCACGGATAATGTAGTTACCCTTGACACCTACCTCCTTGGCTACGAGAACATGTATGACTGTAGGGTTCAAGCCATCAGTCTCAATGTCGAACACTACCTCCATGTCTTATCCTCCATAACTTGTTAGTCTGCCTGTGTGTTTACTATAGACTAGGCTATCTGCTACACCCGTCTCGCCCGTGAATCTGTTCTTGATTACCCGAACCTTAGTGGTGTTACGTTCTAGCTCGTCCTCTGCCTGTGTGTTACGTTCCAAAGCAATGATGATGTTACTCAGTTGACCGATACCAGCACTGCCTCTGATGTCCTGTAGGTTTATGGTGCCCCCTTCCTCTGGTGGTTTACGGTTCTTGTCCCTACTTAGGTGAGACACCATAAGCAAACAGATGTCAAGCTCAATCGTTAAGGTCTTTAGTTTGGTAACGATCTCGTCCAGTGCCTTGCGTTCATCCTTTGCGTGGTCACTTACCACGATACTGATGTGATCCAAGATGATGAACTTACATTCACAGGATCGTGCTAGATAACGAACCATGCTAACAATACGTTCAACAGTATTGCTGCCGAAACTGTCATACAAATAGACACGACTGCTTCCAAGAGTGGCCTCATACGCTGCATCAAATTCCTCCTGCGTGTATTCTGTATCGGGTAGGTGCAGCTTCTTGTCTGCATGAATTGACATGACACCTAAGCCTGTGTCACGGGTTGGTTCCTCTAAGAAGAGGGTGCCTACGTTACCTTTGTCTTCTCGTATGAGACTGTAGAGTATCTCTCGCATAACCTGTGTCTTACCGACACCTGTGCCAGCAACCACAGTGATTAGCTCACCTGTCCGTAGACCCTTGGTCATGTCGTTGAGACCATCGAAGGGATACGGTACACTCTCATAGTTGGGAGGTGTAGCCACGATCTCATACATGTCAGCACCAGAGATGATACCGTCAGGTGTGAAGGGACCAGCCTTCCTGTGACTGTCAATGAACTCACGTTCACGGCCCTTGAGGATGTAGTCGTTAGGGTCTTTGAGTGTCATCTTAACAAGGCGTACCTTGCGTGGATCAAACAACTCAGCGACAGCTAGGGCTGCATTCTGTCCGGCAGTGTCACTATCAAAGCAGACATTGATCTTCTCAAAGCTATCAAGCCACTCATAGTTACGTTTACAATCCTGCACTGCACCTGAGGCACCGTTGATTACTGACACACACGGCTCTGCCATGAACATCATCTGATACGCAGCCATTGCATCGAACTCACCCTCTGTAATGGTGACTGACTTGCCACCCTTAGAGAATGCTGACTGTCCGAACAGGTCTGCCTTGGCATTGCCGTTGAACTTGAATGTCTTCTCTTGTAAGCCTCGTTGCTTGAAGCCTGTAGCCTTACCATCCAAGGTGTAGATCAGGTTGACCTGTCCGTTAGATGTGAGTGCCTTGTATTTCTCAGCCACTGCCTTAGTTAAACCACGGCTAGGGATAGCTGAAGGCGTACCCGTAACTGGTGGCAGAGGCTTGACTGCGGTTAGGTGTGGCTGTGGCATGTTGTCCTCCTCATCATTGAATGTTTTAGTTTTACAGACGTAGCAGTAAGCCCCGTCCTCGTGTGGATAAACACCATCACTACTCCCGCAGCTTAGGCATGGCTGGTGTTTCTTGTGTTCGTAGTCCATCGAATAGTTCAAACTCTTGTGCCTCCTTTACCTTGGCTATACACTTAGGGCAAGGAGACCATGACTGTTTGTCTTCTTCCCAGTATATCTCTGTGCCTTGTGTCATAGCATTACATATATAACAACGCATGTCTAGTCCTCCTGTTTACCGTGCAAAAGTCTTAGCACGATTAGTTTTAGTGCAATGTAAGGCCAAACGAAGGCCGTAAATAAGTAACTTACCCCAGCACCTTCTTCATCTGAGGAGAAAGCCTCAAAGAAAAACAGTACGCCTAGAAGATACATAACAAATGCACCGTATAAAAATTCTATAGTCAATTCATACTCCTCTTTCTGTTCTGGTATGCACCCTCAGTCTGATGGAGTGAGGCTAGGATGTCAAGCAATTGTTGATAACGAACCACAACAACATCCTCAGTGTCACCCTCTGAGTCATCCTGTGCAAGGAAGACAGTCCCATCATCTGTGATGTAAACCTTTAGGTCTTCATGCTCACCAGTTTCATCCATTGAGATGATCTTAACGTGGTCAAACTCAAACTCAACAGTAAACACTACAGCTTCTCCTCTCCATTCAATTGATTGATACGCATCTCAGCATAACGGATCACCTTCCGCAAGTCAATAATCTCACTGGCATCCCTTGTCTTGCCATCGTATGCCTTGAACCCTGCACGACTAGCATACTTGATGATGTTACCACGCCAGAAGTCAAAGCTATTGGACATGATGTAGGTGATAGGCTCTATCTCCCACCGGGCATAGTGCTCAGGCTCATTAACTACGTCAGCCCCTGTGTGTTCTGCCATTACTGTCTCCTTAAAGTTTTCATGCTCTTTCATTAGTCTCTTCCACTCACTGCTAATCATTCTTCCTCCAGACAGAATCCACACCATGTGTCTCTACTTGCATTACCACAACTGGCACACTTACGCCACTTATTCTTTTCTTCACGATCTAAGGATGCCTTACGTTCTTCTTCAGTCATTGGTCTTATCATGTTTCCTTTTACTCCTTATGTATCTTAGCAGAACTAACAAGGTCCACCATACTGGTGAAGTTAGAAAGATAAGAACAATCCCTTGTGTTATTAGGTAGGGTATCCACCAGTTAAGGTCAACCATCATCTGCATCAGTCAAAGCATCCCAGCTGACAGGAAATAGTTCAATCATCTTGTGGTCAATCTGTTTTGCTACCTCACGGGTCTCTGCTTGTGTATCATCCTTGCAGCGCAGGTTACACATATCAGCGAAGGCATCCAGTGAACCTGACCAGTACCACTCAGTCATAGTAGACTGAGGTAGTTCCATCCGAGCTTGCTCAGGGGCTACACCTTGGGCTAATAGATCTTTGTAGGCTTTAAGTGCTGCCCAACCTGAGCTTCCCCAGTCACCCACATTTACTACACCCTCACTACCTTGCTTCTTGTCGGCACTACGTCCACGCCATGCATAAGGAGTGTAGAACTCAGGTTCATCATCCACATACCTGCGGCTGATCTCGTTCCATCTCAAGAACTTATGCTTGACTAGCTGGCGTGCTACAAAGATTGGAGCCTTGACATGGAAGGACGCAAAGCAATGACCGAATGGGCTGATGTGCTTGTGCTTGGCAAGGTAACGGATCAGCTTATCGTCCTTAGCCTTGAGTTTAGGTGGCCCCCAAGGATCGTCTTCCATCTCAGATGTCTTACCAAACGATACACGGGCTGCGTTAGCTACAGTCAGGTCATTGCCCATGTGGTTAATGTAGGTTGCTTTAATCATCTATCTTAACTCCTACACATTCGATAGTTTCTGTCTTATCATTTACCATGACAGATGCAATCTGTAACTCTGACTTACACAGGGTGAGGTTGGTATGGGTAGACAGGTGATGATACCTTACTCCTTGCTCCTCTACTACCTGAAACCATATCAATAGAAAGATCATATCTTGTTCTCCTTGTGTGTGTATGTATCGGGGGCATCCGTAATACTTATTATACCAAGTAAATCCATTACGTCTACCCCCAATCGCATCAATACTCTACCTTGTTGCCATTTAGCAACAGTGCTAGTCTGGCATTAGCATCCTGTATCTGCAAACCTATGTGACTAAGCTCCTCAGATACCCACGAGGGACGTACACCCCTGCCGTGCTGCTCAATCAAGTCATCGTACTGACCCCTGAGACTAGCTATGCGTTGCTCTGCTAACTCTATCTCTCCGCATACACTCATGCCTTTTCCTTTCTTGTGACAGTGCTTCTTGCACGTTCTGTTTGGTGACAGGGCAAACAGTTGACCCCTTCTTTAGGTTATCCTTTCCTGTTATAACTTGCAAGTTACCTGACCAGTGAGGTCCACCATCAGAGAGAGGCCACATATGATCGACATGGTGTACTATACCTGTTGATTTACTAAGCCACTCACGAAGCATGTAGATAAAATTAATTCTATCTCTCTCAACCTTACAGTTATTTAAAAAGGTGGGTATGCTCTCAGATAACCGTGCTCTACGGATACTTCCAGAGGCATTCGCCTTGTCTCTATTGTTCAGTTGCCATTGCCTGTTGTACTCCTTACAGTGCTCACGATTGGCTTGTTTCCATTGTTTACCATACTCCAACATGGTGTCCTTGTGTTCGGAGTACCGTCTAGCATCCCATGCCTTCTGGTACTCCTTTTGTTTCTGCTTGTCCTTGTAAGGCATCAGCCAGCCCAGTGACGTAACTTGCGTACACTGTAGGTGTTCTTCTTGCGTTCAAAGTAAACAGACAGCTTGCCCATGTTTAATACACGCATGGCCTTACCTTTCTCGATATTGAAGCCACGGCTTTTTGTCTGACGTTTTCGGACGATACCTTTGACACCCAATACATTGTAACGGAAGCCACGAGTGCCATCATTCAAAGATTTAGTTGCGATACAGTAAAACATTTTATTCTCCTTAGGTTAGAAGGGACATTGCCCTTTGCCATCCCATGATGGACTTGGTGGTGTGGGCTTAGGATTGCATACCTTGATAGGTTTGACAACCCCTAGCCTAGAAATTTCTGCCTCTATGTGAGGCGGTAGATCAGACATTATGGATGCGCTTCCATGTTACCCATGTTGCGGCTTGCATCTGGTACGCTGTCAAGCCATGCTTTTTACCTGCCCGGCTATAGGCTTGCTGCAATTCCTTGCGCATCCGCTTGCCGATACTTGGCACATCTTGCATGTTGCGTCTGTCACCAAACGCAATGCCCCATGCATGACCGTCAATGACACAAACATCTTGCCCCATGATGCACATGTAGAAGTCAGTGATCTTAGGACCATTGAGGATGAAAGCTACATCATCCACATTATGAGGCATGGATTGTAGGATAGACCAAGCCTTGTCCCTCATTGTCTTGTAGGTGCATGGACTACAATCCTCAACGTATCCACCGTCAACAAACGTCTTGCACATATAGTGGGCATCGACTAGGTTACGTTCCCACTTGTTAGTCGGAGAGAGTGCTGCCACTACCCCTGCTACAATGTGGACAGGTAGACCATGACATGCCGCCATGTCTTCACATTCCCGCAAGGCATCACGATACCACGTCTTGCCGTGCTTCACCTCATGTGGTTGAGCTTGTTTGAATACCTTGTTGATGTTGCGTACATATTGCATTGTCTTACTCCTGTTAAGATTTACTTATTGAGAGACACCCTTGCAGATGTCTCCTGATAAGTCAACCCATGAATACCTTTGTGCTAGTCGTAGTAGACTTAGACACCGTTACGTCATAGGCCGGATACGGATATATCTGCCTCAAGTCATCGACAATCTTGAGCATTGTCTCTTCATAGTCTGTCTCGACAGCATAATAGTGGCTATACTGCAAGCCGGTATCGTTCCAGTTACGGCCCTTGCCTTCTGCAATGTTGATTCTATAGGTCATATTCTTACTCCTTGGTTGATTGATAAAGGGACACCCGTTGAGGGAGGATTTCAGATGCCCCCATATCAATCAAACACACTAGCCCCAACATCTGACGGGCTGATTCAAGTCACCGTTCTACCGCCCCGTATCTTGGACGCTGTCCTTAAGCTAGTCTATGTGTCGTCTTGTTATTCAGTCTGCATATTCTGTCTGCGTAGTCAAGTCTTTTTATTTCCTGTGACCCTCTTGATTGCTAGGCCTTGCTCGGTAACTCAGGTTGGATTCATTTGCCGTGGCGGTGGATCCGGTGTTTGTTTGCCGATGAATAATTAATGGCATAGGTCAAAACAGATAGCAAGAGAAAAATGCACGATTTATAAATTAATTTATGATGGATGTTTTATACTATATAATGGCAGGAAAGTAATATTGGTTAGGTTACCTAGTTAATGTAATTAAATCAGTGAGTTAATGGTTGTGGTGGGTGTCTTGGGTGTAACACCGTATCAATACTGTTACAACATAACATAACATGTGGCACAATTACAACAACTGTGGCCCCTGCGTAACAGTGTTGCATAATGGCAACAGGCGGGAGGGGGGTCAGGGGGTTGCCTGTTGTATGTACAACACACCAAAATATTTACTACAAGAAATTCTGGACACAGGTACAATGGTCACACTTCCTAGTTAATTTAAATAAATAGTAAATTAGGTGTTGACAACTAAAAAGGTAGTGTGTATAATAGTATTAAGATGTCCCCCCGGTTAATACTAACCTATAAGTACAAACAGAATAGAGATAGATTGTAGCGTGTACACGTTATACTCTATCTTCTTTACTTTAAGGAATAGACAAGTACAATGGCTAAGAAACCTAGTAAGACTTGGTTCTATGAGACTACACTTCCAGACACTCGTAACGATTTAACTTTGTATTCTTTAAAGAAGAAAGATCACACTGTAGCTGGTACAACTTACAAGTCTCTTCATAAAATCTATATAGAAATGGAAGATCCTACAGAGTACGAATTTGCTATGGCTGTGTTTGGTGATTACTCTGTTTGGGAAAACCTGTGTAACCTGTCATGGTTTAAACATCATCATGTACAGATGCAGAAAGAGTTAGTACTAAAGTTAAAGGCTCGTACAGTTAAGAACATGATTAATGATCTTAATGAGGGTAAAGCTAGTTACAATGCTCAGAAGTACTTGGCGGATGCTGGTTACTTAGAGGGTAACAGTAAGAAACGTGGTCGTCCATCTAAGGATGAACTAGACGGTGCTTTGAAGCAAGCGGCTATGGAAAAAGCTGAAACAGAAGATGATGCAGCAAGGATTGGGTTGATAAACTGATATGGCTAAGAAACCAACAGTAACTACACTACAGTCAGGGTTCAACTCTACTGAGACCTTGAATGCTAACTTTGAAGCCTTACGAGATGGTTTCGATAATACTCTGTCTTTGGATGGTAGTACTCCAAATGCTATGGAGGCTGACCTAGACCTTAACGGTAATGACATTCTCAATGCTGGTACAATTCTTATTAATGGTGTTGATTACCTAACAGCAGCACAAACTGCACAAGCAGCAGCCGAGGCAGCACAGGCAGCAGCAGAAGCTGTAGAGGTTGTCACTGATGCAGCAGTAGGTACAGTAACAACACTAGCAGAAGGTGTCTCAGCTACAGCAGCTGCTACAGCATCCTCTGGTACAGTCACGTTTGATTTTGGTATTCCTACAGGTCCAACTGGTGCTACAGGTCCACAGGGTATCCAAGGGATACAGGGTATTCAGGGGGACAAGGGGGATCAGGGTGACCAAGGGATTCAAGGTATCCAAGGCATTCAGGGTATCCAAGGTATTCAAGGTTTACAGGGGTTAGGTTTCACTGGTGGTTCCTACAATGCCTCTACTGGTGTTGTC